ATATTCCCCACAATCTTGCCAGAGATTTTCCCATGGAGTACGATAACTTTTTAATGACTCTTGTTTCGTAATAATTCTTGTTACTAAATCTTCCATACTAACCTAATAATGTTTTTTTCTCGTCTTCTTCCTTCATTACATTTTTCTTTTTAGTAAGCATAGTTTGGGTATTTTTTCTAAATGCAACGGGGTCCTTTTTAAAAGACTTCATTGCTGCATTTAATTTTTTACCTTCAGCAGGTGTTTTTAATCTTGGTGTAACTGCTCCGCCCATTATGCTCCTAATAATGTTTTCTTTACTATTTCAGCTTCATCTTCCACACCTTGTCCTCCAGTTAATATAGTACTTTTTCTACTATATTTACTTCTCAAGTTTTTCCTCGCCGCTGTACCTGCAGGAGCAGCCGCAACTGCTTTTGGTGCTGCCGGTGGTGGCGGAGGTGGTGGTGGCTTAGGTGAAGAAAAAACTTTTCTAACAACTTTTGCTGCGCCGCCCATAGCTATCCTCCTAACACGTTATAATTACTATCAGCAAAGTTTGGGAGACTCTGCCTATTTTTATTTTTATCCCTTGTTCCCAATGCAAGGTATCTAAATGCGTCAGCACCGTGACTTGACCAGTCGTGCAACGGTCTATTTTTGTAAACCTTGTTCTTCTCGTCGTAGTCTTTTCGGTATTGCCGCAAAGCCTCAACTAGTATAGTACACTTTTTTTCGTCAAAATAACACCTTGGAATTATACTTCTTACCGCTTCTATCCCGTCGTCTACTTGTATATTCGGACAAACATCGAAGCGTATTCCTAGGTCTCTAGCAACCTCATATCTAGACTTTCCAGTCCCCATTTCTCTGACTCTGATGTCATGAGGAGCTATATGTCTACCGTATATATAATCTTTTTCTCTTACAACTTTAACGTAGTGAGGAATTCCTTCTCCCTGGTTCTCATAGTAATCAATTATCCGATATTCATTACCAAACTGTTGGAACCATATAATAGCTGTAGAATCACCCATTCCTAAGTCCCATGCTGTATGGACCTCTAGACGTGGTTCGTAGGGTACGTTTTTAATTCTTTCTTCAGCTAATGCTTTAGCCATTAAACTACCATAATAAGAACCTACTAATGGAGCATCAAAGCTACAATAAAACTCTTGCTGGATTAGCTCTTCTGGCATACCAGCTTCTCTTTCCTCGTCTATAGCTTCTTGATTTAAGACACTAGTATCATCAACACTTAATCTTTGACAGAACCATTTGTCGTTTCTATTAGCCATATTAAAAAGGTCATATCCGTGATTTCTACCTCTAGCGGTATAAATAAACATTGCCCATCCTCCATTCTCCGCCAAGATGGGACGAACGAGATCCCAGGCACGCGGGTCCTGAAGACTGTATTCTGAGAACACGACTCCAATGGGGTTTGATCCAACCAGTCTGTCAACGTTATCCGTTCCAACAACTTGGTAAATTGATCCATTTTTAAGTTCTAGCCTCATGTCTGTATTGTTGACATTTGCCCATAATTCTTTTGGAAAGTGTTCTAAGAAACTTCTGCCATCCCTTGTCATTCCATCCCATACAATTTTTCTCCCTTGGTTGTATGTAGGTAACAAGTGCCAATATAAACCTTTACGTTTTAAAGCTGCAGTGACACACCAATTGACTGACAGTAAATCTTTTCCGGCTCGTCTATGCCATACTGCAACTGCGCGCTTACCACCATTCTCTAGATATTTCCAGAGGTCTAATTGATAATCACGCGGTCTCCAGTTGTCTGGGACCTGTATTTCCATAACTATTTTTTCTCGTCTTCTGTAAACTTAACAACACTTACATTTAACCCACCGTCAAGTGTACCTTCTAACTCAACAGCTTTTCTTTTTGGTGCAACGTATTGTGCTAATTCTTTATTTGCCTGAAATCTTAATTCAGGTGTATTATTTGTATCCATAGAAATATTAGCTAATGCTTCTATTGGATCACATCCTAATTGTTGTAATTTTTCTTGGACAGCTAAAGTCTTCTCTCCTAAAGAACCTTTTGGTCTACCAGAACCTTCCCTAAAACCGCCTGCCTTAGATTTTACGCTCATTAATAACCTTTTTTCTTTTTCACACCCATATAGTAATAGGCATTTTTACCCTTTTTCTTTTTGTGCTTCCCCGGCATTTAATTCTTCCTCCTTAACTTCAAAAGTAGCAACCTGATTTTCTGCTATTGTTACTTGTTTCTTTGCAGCTTCAAAACTAGGTGCTTCCAAAAATACTACACTAACATTGTGCATCATGTCTGGTTTAGTCATTATACGCACTTTCCACTGCATAGTAAACTATATATTCTGTTTTTTCTCTTCTTGACACCAAAATCTTAATATGGGTTTATTTAGTTCTACATCTACAGGATCAAACTTCTCGAACATGTTGCCTGCTTCTATATAACCCGCTGCAGCGCATTGTCTGTAACTATCAAATGTAAACGCAGGATTCGTTACAGGAGGATAACACATTGCACTGGTACATAACTGTAATACTAGAATAAATTTAACCATGTAGTAGCTATATATTAGTTTTTATTATTGGTATATTGTATTTATTGGCATTTACCATCGGTTTAGTAATATTTTTTGTCACAACTACTACTATAGTGTCCCTTTATTAAATTATCCGTTATCATATATTATTTTATCCGTTGGCAATATCCTCCCCCGCAGAACGACTAGGTTGGTGCAGAACTTTTCGGGCGCGTGCATAGGGGTCCCCGGGCCCAGCCATGTGGCCTTAAAACTCCGGAGAAAAAACGTTTTTATATACGCAATGGATTATAATGACCGGCGAAAGGAGAATATTCCATTTCACTCGATTTGACAGGGAGAGGATAGGAGCTTTTGATTCATTTTGATTAAGTATCAAATTATCCGTGAATATAAAGAGCGGATAAAAGAACCAAAATGAGCACATTATCCGTTTACTTTTATCTGATTCCAGGGTAGATTTAGGGTGATTCAAAAGAAAGGAGTCTTTATGAGTAAATCCATCAGGATTTATTCTTTTGAGATTCCTGAAGAATTGGATTCGAAATTAACTCCGCAGATTAAACAAATCTTGGAGGGTATTTCTGAATCTGGTAATAGTGAGTTTCAAGAATCTGAGCTAAAAACTCTGATTTCTGAGCTTGCGGAATCTGGCAAATTAAAAACTCGTCAGAATCCTTGGAGAATTTTCCAGTATTACCGAGCGAATATGATTTCTGCAGGTATCTGCAAGATGTCAAATTCTGCTGATGATTCTCAGGAAGTTTCAGAAGCTGTAAATCAATAAATATAAGAAAGGGAGTGCCTTCGGGTGCTCCCTTTTTTTTATTTAATTTTTCTGTTTACAAATCGAATAAAATATTGTACAAGACAAAAAATACTTTAGAAAGGTAATTATATGAGCGATGAAAAAATATCGTTCACATTTTTCTCTTTAAAGTCAATTGTTGGTGGAAAAATAACGAAATTAATTTCTTCCAACATGGAAGTATTTGGTGGAGACGAAGATGAAGAAGTTGAAGGTTTTCAAGTAGAAGTTAACGGAAAAACTTTTAATTGCTTTATACTAGGTGATGCAGAAGGAAATTCTGCAGGACATTTAGATATTCAAAGTACGAATCCATTCAAATATGTAAAAAACTTTAAAGCAAAATAAATGTGAATAAAAGAGAGGAGAAAAAATGAGAGCTATTTTATTAGCGATTGCATTTGCTATGTCATTTGCAATAATGTTCTTGGGATTAATTCTCATGATACATTCAGAAATGTTCTGGACTGGATTTATGATATCTGGTGCAGGATTTATCTATTTTTGGAGTAAATTACCATATACTTCATAATTGCGAATAAAACCCGTAGTTTAGAATGATTCTAAGGTGCGGGTTTTTTATTTAATGATACTATATATGGAAAAAAATAAAAAATAATTTAAAAAATAGCCAAAAGTATCCAATAAGCCAATAATTTACTGAACCGATGGCAAAAAAGCATTGATATTATTAAATTCCGTTCATATTGGTCTTATATATTGGCGTGAACAGATTTATTAGACTAGCCAATATTATTCCGTTTACAATCAGTTAAATCTATGATATTCTTTATTTATCTTATTATGGAGGTAAAATTATGAAAGCTTTTATGTTTTACCTAATCATAATCGGGATACCTTTTATCATGTTAGGATTCAGTAGTTTTCTAATATGGTTCGGAAGGTTAATTTATGGTTAACAGAGAGGAGAAAAGCGTATGGTCGCAAATGTAGAAACGATGGCTTATGCCGGTGAAAAACCTTGGCATGGTCTTGGTCACAAAGTCGGTCATGATATTACTCCCGAACAAATGGAGCTCGTTGCGGGTTTAGATTGGAATGTTAATAAAGTTCCGTTCCAG